AAAGACAGGTGTAACGATTGATGGTCTGGAACATATCGAGTACTTACCAGTTATGGACTATCGCAATGCTTCGATTCCCGTTGATAAGGTAACGAGCTTTGATGTCAACAAGGCTATCCAGCGTAGTCTGACAAAGGCAGTTGCCCGTCACGGATTGGGATTGTATATCTATGCGGGAGAGGATCTGCCAGAGGATGAGAAGAACGTGGTTAAGAATGATGTTCTTGATGCGGCACTCGCAGAGGTGAAGAGAGCCAACGATGTGGAAGCATTGAAAGCAGTGTATTTCAAGTATGAGGAAAAGCTGAAGAATAATAGCCAATTTATCAATGAGGTAAACAGCCGCAAGGATAAGCTACAGAAAGCAGCGTAAGAGTATAACCCTATAAAGAAAAGAAGTCATGGAGAATTTTAATCTACCCGAGAGCCCAGTGGTATTCGACAGAGCGAGCCACACCTATGATTTGGACGGTCATCAGTTATCAGGAGTAACAGCCATCGTTAAGTGGCTGTTCCCTGACACTTACAAGAACATCCCGCAGTATATCCTTGATGCAGCAGCCGAGCACGGCACGCTGGTACATGATTCATGCGAGCTGTATGATTCAATGGCGATAATGCCTGATAATGACGCTTTGCAGCATGTAAGGGACTATGCGAGGTTGTTGCTAGAGACAGGTATGAAGGTACGGTGCAGTGAGTATCTTGTCAGCGATGAGCGTTATGTCGCAAGCTCGATTGATAAGGTGTTTTGCGATGACAGCCTTGCGGATATCAAGACCACAAGTAAGATTCATAAGCTTAATGTCCAGGTTCAGCTTAGTATCTATGCCTATCTGTATGAGATGCAGACAGGCAGGAAAGCGAATAGGCTGTATCTTATCTGGTTGCCTAAGCCGCAATATGGCGAGGCGAAGGTGATGGAGTTGGAGCGTATCTGCTCTGAATGGTGTGAGGCAACGATATCGAGATATGCACAGGGCTTAGACCCGATGGATAGCCTTGCGGAGCTGGCGGGTATGGGATTCAGAGCGGAGCCGGAAAAGAAGCGTGTCGAGGGCGAGATTCCCGGGGATATGCAATGGGTCGTAGAAGAACTGATGATAGTAAAGAAACAGCTTGATATCTATTCCGAGCGTGAGAAGCAGTTAAAGGAGGCTCTGCTAACGGCTATGCAGTCGGCAGGAGAGGACAAATGGAGTAGTGACCTCATAACTATCAGCCGACGTGCTGCAAGTGAGCGTGTGAGCATTGATACAAAGGCTCTGCAGAAGAATGAGCCAGCTATCTGGGAGAGTTACAAGAAGGTCAGCAAGGTTGCTGAAAGTTTAACATATAAAGTTTTATAATCATGGCAAAATTACAGATTACAGGGCGGGTTATAGCCCTAAGTAATGTGCAGGAGATCCCCAGCAGTGAAGCGGGGAAGCCTGCGATGAAGAAAAGGGAGTTGTATCTTGATATGACGATGTATGACCCTTACACGGGTGAGCGTTCAGAGCGAGAGAACAAGCCTCTCTTAGAGTTTGGAGGTGATAAGGTCATCGAGAAATTGGGAGCATTGAACTTGCAGAAGGATGATGTGGTGACGGTATCGTTCGCTATTCAGGGCACACCGTATAAGGATAAGCAGACGGGAAAGATGAAGGTGTATACAGGCATCCGCTGTTATGATATCGAGGTGATTCGCAGAGCGGGTCAGTCGGTGAAGGTACAGCAGCCAGAAATACAGCCACAGACACAACAGGCAGCACCGGCACCAGCACCACAGACAGTGCAGCAGACACCACAGAATCAGGGACAGCAGCAGAGCAATGGAGGCAATGACAACATACTCCCTTTCTGATAGAGCGTTTTTCCCTGAGACCTGTATCACAGGATGGTCAAAGCGATGGGAAAACTTCAAGCAGGATATTCATCTGAGATATAGCATTATCCCGAAATATTATGGCTAAGACGGTAGTTATGAGGAAACAGGACGGTAGGCTGACTTTTGACATGGAGTTGGCTTACCTGTTCTCTACCTTGCAGAACGGCACATATACCATTACGGTGAAGCGGTCGAGCGAGAAGCGTAGCATACCGCAGAATGACCTTATGTGGATGTGGTTAAGCTGCATAGAGCGTGAGACGGGCACACCGAAAGATGATATCTATATGTACTACTGCAAGAAGTTCCTGATGAAAACGATACAGGTCGGAGAGCGTCAGGAGCGTATCTATACCACCAGCAGCAAGCTCAACAGCGAGCAGATGACGGATTTCCTTAATAAGATTCAGGCAGATGCACTGACGGAGCTTGGGATAAGATTACCACAGCCCGAAGACAGGTTTTTCGAGCAGTTTTATAATCAGTTTAATTATTAAGTTTATGGATGATTTTAAAAAGTTATTTCAGAAAGTAGATTGGGCAGATATGCCATTGGATGATTTCGGGATTTTCTTTGTTTTTGCTCTTGCAATAAAATGCCCCGAGATGTTCATTAATGCCTTTGATGAGGTTACTTTGACACCTAAAGTAAAAAAAGAATTTTCAAAGGTGATGTTACAAAAAGGAAAAGAATATGGCATTAAATTGCCAACGCAGTTACATATTTTATTCACTCAAAATTTATAATTATGGAATTTACAAAGATTCAAGTAACGAAGGCAGGCACTTTGAACGTGACTTACAAGAACGCAGACGGAGATATCATCCAGTTTGCAGGTGCTAACATTGTCCATAAGGACTTGAAAGATGCGATGTTTGCAATCATCCCGCATCTGGCTATCATTACAGAGCAGAGAGAGGCATACAACGTGCCTTTGAATACTTTGGTGGCGCAGCGCATAACAGACGAGCAGGATAACGTCTACAAGCGTCTGACGGTCGAAAGTATCTCATTCAGCCAGGCAGAGCAGAAGGTGTCGATAACAGGTAGCCGCATATTGACAAAGGCGGGAGTAATCAGTATCACGTCACCGACTGTAAACCTCGAGGATGGCGATGACTACCAGCACAATGACGAGCTGGCTCTGGCTATCGATGCGGTGAAATATGAGGCAAAGGAGTACATCGAAGACCGCAAATGGGGTGTCAAGCAGGCTGAATTGGATTTCCGTGATGTGGATCCGTTCAAGGTAGAGGCTGGTGAGGTTCCCGAGGCGGATGCAGCACCGAAGAAACGAGGTCGTAAGGCAAAGAAGTCAGCGTAAAGGATTATGATTGCACCGATGTATTACACCCTAACCCCGAACTGCTACAAGGTGAGCTTCCAGTATCATCCTATGCTGGTGAAGTGCATCAAGCGTATACCGTCGGCAAAGTACAGGGCTGACGGTAAGTTCTGGGAGGTGGCAACAGCGGATGTGACGTATCTTCAGAAGATGGGAACGTGGGCACGGAATCTTCATTTCGTAACCAACGTTCTCTGGCTGGAGGACAGCGAGCCTGTACAGAGCTATGAGCCATTGCCTTTGCCGGAGTTGAAAGTACCGCACAATCTGCTGATTGAGCCGTACGAGTACCAAAAGGAAGGTATCGCCTATGCTCTGGACAGGAAACGCTGTATCTTAGGCGATGAGCAGGGACTGGGTAAGACAGTCGAGGCTATCGGGATGCTGACAGCGACACGGGCATTTCCCGCATTGGTGATATGTCCTGCGAGCCTGAAGATTAACTGGCAGCGGGAGTTAAAGAAGTTCGGTGGCATAACAGCCGTTATCCTTGATGACAGCAACCGCCAGACATGGCATTTGTTCTGGGAAAACAAGCGGAAGGATGGCAGGGGGCTTGCAGAGGTCTTTATCGTAAACTATGAATCTCTGCGTAAGTTCTTTGTCACGAAGATACGACGTGAAGGTAGGTTTACGCTGAAGAGCGTGGATTTCGATGAGCGTATCAGGCTGTTCCGTACCGTCATCATCGATGAGAGCCACAAGTGCAAGACCAGCAGCACGCAGCAGTCGAAGTTCGTACAGGGTATCTGTATCGGTAAGGAATATATCCTTGAGTTGACGGGAACTCCTGTTGTCAATAACAATACGGACTTGATTCAGCAGCTTACGATTATGAACAGGCTCGAGGATTTCGGGGGCTATACGAAGTTTATGGCACGGTTCTGTGCCGGTGAACATAAGTCGAGTCATCTGAAGGAACTCAACTATCTGTTGCGTAAGTATTGCTTTGTGCGCAGGTTAAAGAAGGACGTGCTCACGCAGTTGCCCGATAAGACCCGCAGCTACCTTATTACCGACATAGATAACATGAAGGAATACAGAGAGGCTGAAAGGGATATCATCGATTATCTGGTGAAGTACCAGGATGCGGATGACGATAAGATACAGCGAACAATCCGAGGTGCCATTATGGTTAAGATGGGAGTGCTGAAACAGATATCGGCAAGGGGGAAAGTCAAGGGAGCGATAGATATCATCCATAGCACCATTGACGGCAGTCAGGGACAGAAGCTGATAGTGTTCTGCTATCTCAAGGAGGTTGTGGCGGCATTAAAGCATGAGTTCAGGGATGCAGTCACGGTGACGGGTGATGACAGCCCACAGGAAAAGCAATATGCCGTAGACAGGTTCCAGAATGATGAGCGGGTGCGGCTGATAATCCTCAACTATAAGTCTGGCGGTGTGGGTCTGACGTTGACAGCAGCAAGTAATGTGCTGTTCGTGGAGTTCCCTTGGACTGCGGCTGATTGTGTTCAGGCAGAGGACAGGGCGCACAGGAACGGACAAAAGAACGCTGTTAACTGTGTCTATCTGTTAGGTCAGGACACCATCGACGAATACAGCTACAATCTCATACAGACGAAGAAAACGATATCTGATGGTGTCACGGGCACTGATGATGAAGTCGAAGAGCATAAAGTAAGCGAGAGCGACTTGATATTCGGTGCGGCTATGCATCTGTTCGGGAATAAAAAATAAACGATTTCCGTATTTTAAAGCCCGCTGTAAGGTTTTTCCTTATCGGGTGGGTAAGTTATAAGCAAAACGAATAAAAACCGCTTAGAGCGAAGATTTAACAAAAATAAGGTAATTATGGAAGAAAAAGAGATTAGAGCGAGATATAAGGCTCGCAAGTGCAAGAACCAGCAGGAGTTCGACTGCCTTATGCAGCAGATGAACGTCGAGCAGACAAGTATCAACCACCCTTATCTGGATAGAGACAGGGAGTTACTGACAAAGATTGAACTCTTGAAGCAGCAGAGAGACGCGATACATATCCAGGTGCAGGCTCTCAGGGTTGAGCGTCTGGAGCTGGAGCAGAAGCGCAAGGATATAAACAGGGTGTTCCATGAATTGAAACATGACTTGATAATGGAGAACCCGAAAGATTCTTTTGTTGTTGTTGGGGGGGGGTACTTTAGAATAGCGGCATAGCGTATGAGAGTTGGAAAGAATCAGATTACGGGCGAGGGCGAGATATACCTCGATAGTGAGGAATGTGCCCTGATGAAAGAGATAATAAAAGGCAGTCATCTGCCGAAAAAGCATAAGTTCTGGAAGATAGTCGAAGAGTTATGAAGCCACCAAGTGAGAGACAGATACAGATTCGGTGTGTCAGCTGGTTTAGGCAGCGATATCCGGAAGCGAGCAGCGTATTCTTCGCAGTCCCGAATGGGGGCATACGTAACGCATGGACAGCCAAGAACCTCAAGGATGAGGGGGTACTTAGCGGCTCTCCCGACCTGATGCTGCTGGTGCCACGTCACGGGTATGCCAGTCTTTGCATCGAGATGAAGAAGCCGGGAGGCAGGCAGAGCGACACGCAGAAAGCCTTTCAGGAGGCTGCTGAGCGTTTCAAGAACAAATATGTGGTATGTTATAGCGAGGAAGAGTTCCACCGCGTCATAGAGGATTATTTAGAGCGTTAGATATGATAAGTATAATTAAAATCAAAAGTAAGATGAAGAAGTTTGCGATTGAGGGCTGGATGACACAGGAGCTGGGTCTGTCTGGCAATGAGTTAGTATGTTATGCTTTCCTTTGGGATAGCACGAAGGGCGGCAAGGAAGTATTCACGGGTGGATATACAAAGGTGAGTGCAGCCATCAACACCACCGTACCGACAGCGTATAATACGTTAAAGAAGCTGGCAAAGCGGGATATCATCGATATCGACAGAGGGGTGAGTGAGATAATGGTTATCGACAGGGAATTATTAAAAAGTCGTAAAATATAAGGGCTATCAGAATAAGATACGGATAATCTTTATATCTTTGCACCCGACAAAGCGAAGTTATTTTCACGGGTACCCGGCACTACAGAGGGTAATATGATGTTTGTTGTTAACAATGTTGTTGATGGAATCGAGAGCAACAGCCGGAAAGTGGAGTAGTGCACACGAGTACGGTCTGTTGCTCTTTAGTTTTAAAAATAATTAAAAAATCGCTGAAAACGTAGTGACTATGAGATATAATTTTTATTTTTGCAACGTCAAAAATCAAGAGCGGCATGATGTCGCTGCGGAAATGCAGCGTTTTTTGTGCCCTATATTTATAGTAAATTCTAAGCGCAAGGAGTGCGGTAGCAGTAATGCCCGCAAGGTTTTCGCTCTTGATTACCTGACAGCTCCTATTGCGCTTTCTTTATTGTCTAAAAATTAAGAGTTATGAACGAAAAAGAAAAGAGCCTTATCATTGCCGAGGCTGAGAACGTAGAGGCAATCCGTGATTTCTTTGTAGAGTGGTGGAGCGTTGAAGAGCTGTATGAGACAGCAGCTAAAGCCAGCAATACCATTATGTATCTGATGACCCGAAAAGAGATGTGTGAGGATGACCGTAAAGATCTGCAGGAGCTGATGACCCAGCACCTTATGATGATTGAGCACATGAAGCCATTCGCAAAGGAGAGAAAGGAGGGTGAGGTATGAGGCAATAATTTAATGTAGGTGTTGCAGTTCTGTATGGTGTCTATGCAGCAGTAATTGTAAATGTAATGATAGCGTTCTGCAAAGCTAATCATAGAGTCAAGCAATATAATCATAATGGTAAAATTGTCATACCTACCGATTATATACAAGACCATGTAGAATTGTTTATGAACAGAAGACAATATAATGAAGGCATAAAAAGATTAATTGATTTTGAGATAATCGACGTTGTGGAATATACTGATTTGCTGTTTTTTACGGATAAGGCTAAGGAACTATTTAAAAAGAAACCAATTCGTATTTTAATAACATGGCAATAAAGAAACATGAGCCTAAGCTGGTGGGTGAGGTCATCCGTGACCTTATTCATCAGGGGCTTATATTACCGAACTTAAAACAGAGTAGTAATTATGGAAGATTATAATTATTATCAGGTTCAGGGATGGATGGTAAATAATCTAAATCTGAAAGGTAATGAGCTTATCTGCTATGCTGTTATTTATAGCTTTTCCCAAGATGAAGAATCTAAATATATGGGTGGTGTAAAGTACCTGCAAAGCTGGATAAATGCTTCAGAGCCGACAGTTATCAGTATATTGGATAAATTAACATCCAAAGGGTTGATTGAACCTACAACAGCTATAACGAAAACGTGTAAACGAATATATTACAGGGTAACTAAAGATTCTTTAGTAAGGGGTAACTTAAGAAATTTAAGTAAGGTAACAAAAGATTCTTTAGGAACCCTATATAATAATAACAATAATAATATAGACAATAATAAAAAAGTAGATGGTAATAAATTACCCTCTACAAAAAAAGATGGTTCTTCAACTCGTTTTGTTAAGCCTACCATTGAACAGATAGATGCCTATATAAGAGAGAAAAATTTGCATTTCGGTGCGGAACAGTTCTTTGACTATTATGAGAGCAAAGGATGGATGATAGGTAGTAACCACATGAAAGACTGGAAAGCAGCTTGCCGCACATGGGAACACAAACGTAATAGTCAGGAAAAGAAAGAAGAACCAACAGAAGAAACGCAGTACCCGGCAGGGATGGATGCAAAGAAATGGAATGAGATAACATTTTGGATGTGCGCAGTGGTACCAAGGATATCGGGAAAAATAAATCCTGAAACTTTCGTTGTTATGCAGCAGATGGCGAAAGATTCACATTTGCTTAGTACCATATTGAAGGCTGTAGAATATCGATTCACGTTTGATATTTCTCTGGATGTTATGGAAGTATTCAAAGAAGAATTAAAGAACTATCAGGATGAGCAGAAGAAATCAACTTGAGAATATCCTCATAGGTACTCTGTTGGAGAGCACAGAGGAAAGGAACTTCTATCTTGAATGCTGCTGTATGGTTACAGAGGATATGATACAGGATGGTGCCAACAGAAGAATCTATCATATCATAGCAGAGATGAATGCCAAAGGTATGCAGGACACAAGACCAACGACAATCTTTGAGACGTATGGCGATAGTGTTATCGACTTATTGCCAGATATGACTGAAAGATGTGCCAATGACTCTATCATCGAAAAGAAGATGCAGTATAACAAAGTGGAGTACCTTAAAGCGTATAACGAAGATAGGGCACCCAGATATACTGATGTGGATTTCACGGTTTATGTTACAGAGTTTTTAAAGTTCGTTTATGAAGAGGAAAGAGGACGAAATAAAGCTGCTTAATGAGCAGCGTGTGCAGCCTCATGATACAGACACAGAGATAGCGGTATTGGCTACGCTGATGAGGTATAACAATAAGTTTGCAGAATATAGCGACTTACTTAATGTGGAGTTGTTCTATTACCTGAAAGAAAAAGCGATATACAGATGTATCGAAGGGGTAATCAATGATGGCGGCATAACGGATATAAACTCGTTATATGAGTATTCGCAGAAACATAGTGTCGGATATGATATCGAGCGTTATGATTTCGTAAATATCTTCGAGCATTGTAATGCGGTGACGTTAGGTCAGGATATACAGAGACTTCGGGATCTGGCGAAACGCAGACAGTATTGGCTGGTGTTGCAGAAGTCAGCTGCAAATGTCTTGGATATGACAATAGAGGCTGATGAAGAGATGAATGGTGTCGTACAGGTTATAGGGGAAATGCAGTCAGTCGATGCAGACGGTAATACGGTGAACTTCGATGGTGCACTCGATGAGGTGGTAGAGACAGCAGTCAATAACAAGGAAGGGACGAAGCAGTTCCTATCTACAGGTTTCAGGATATTCGATGACTATTATCTGTTACGTCCGGGAACATTGACAGTTATAGCAGCTTTCACCAGCGTGGGAAAGTCGGCTCTGGCTATGAATGTAGTTATGGCGGTAGCAAAGCAGGGAATCCCATCGGCATATTATTCTTTGGAAATGGGAAAGACGGAACTGGCTTCAAGGTGTATAAGTGCTGATATGAATATCCCTGCCAGCGTGATAATGAACAAGCCTTTAAGCGATGCACAGATGAATGTCCTCAATCATGCCATAAAGAAGAATCGGAACCTGCCGATATACTTCGATGATAACAGTACTTTGTCATTTGACAGAACGATTAGGTCTATCAGGACAATGGCAAAGACCAAAGGTGTAAAGCTGGTGGTGATTGATTATCTTCAGATATACAATCAGACAGCGGAGAGCGAGGAACAGGGCATGTCGTATATGGCGAGAGCCTGCAAGAATATTGCAAAGGAGACAGGAGTGGCTGTTATCGCTTTAAGTCAGTTGAACCGAAGTGCTTTGCATCCCTCAATCAGGATGTTAAGAGGTTCGGGACAGATAGAAGAGAGTGCAGACAATATTGTGCTTATAGACCGTCCAGAGGCTTATCCCGATAATAAGGTAAAGAAGTATGAGGGTGAGTTCAGTGATGTAAGTATCGAGAATACTGCAAAGCTGATATTGTCGAAAGGTCGTGGAGTTGGCACGGGTTGTGCACTCGTAGGGTGGAAAGGTCAGTGCACATCGTTCTATGAGATAAAGAAGCCCGATGAATCGAAGTATAAAGAAGGAAATACAGTACTCCCGTTCTGATGAAGGTGTATATATATTATAACTGCGGATGGGATGATATAAAGCGTATCAATGAACGTTTTGGATTTAAGTCCTGCGTGACGGTAAACGGAGAGACCTGTGAACCCGTTGAGGTACGTGCGGAGGATTGGGAACTGTTACGTGAGACCGAGCGCAGGGGCTTTATCCAGATAAGAATGAAGAAATGAAAAAGGAATTAAGATTAAAGAAGGGTGAGCCGTTGCATAAGTGGTTAGACCGCATAGCCGAATATTGGAACTTTGGCGAAGAGTTGAGGGAAATGCTCGGAGAGGTTAGTAAGACCAGCTATATTCATGGGAGCAACGATGCACAGAACGTATTAATTAAAAACAGGAAAAAATGAGTATAAGAGTAAATAGCAGTACGGCAGAGAGTCTGTATCTGTCGATGTGCCAGGCACAGGCGATGCAGGCAGAGGCAGCGAAAGAGGATTTTGCGCAGCATTTCTGGGCGATGATAGGCACGGCTAATCAGTTAGCCTATATGTATATCGAGGATGCTGTGGAGAGCATGAAAGAGGCTGGTATGTATATCCAGAAAGAGAAATGGCATGCACAGAAGGCTATCGAGGAATATCAGAAGTATGAGCGTGCAGCGTATAATCACTTTATGGAGACGGATGGCGAGCGTTATGCCCTATGGCAGGATGTCATCGGTAGGGCATCCGCTAAGCTGGAGCCGGACGTTATAAAGCTCCATTATGCGATAAAGAATGTCATCGATAAGTCAGGGGTGAAGAACAGCAAGACCCTTGCAGACATACAGACAGCATTGGCACTTATAAGTCTGGCGGTGATGATGTACGACACGATGGAAGAGCAGTGTCAGCGAAAGACGTTGGTAAATATACGTAATTCTTTCCGGGGCGGCAGGCTGTCGGCAGTCGAGAACCATTGGAAGATGGTCGGAGAGATAACAGGACGTAAGGTGATGCAGAATGTTAACCTGCGTGATGATCCACAGTGCCGATTGGGAATGGAGGTTATATTGATGAGATACCAGCAGGCTGATTTCCTCAATGAGAGCAGCCGTGAGGCTCTGGAGCTTAACCCGGAGGTGATGCAGAAATACGAGAACGGAGAATATAATGATAAGTGAGTTATGGAAGGTATCAAGAACTTAACGATTGAGCAGCTCCTGGATAGCGAGGATTACCGTAGGGAGCTAAAGGTGCAGATAGATAATGAGAAGGAGCACCACTCAAAGATGTCAAGAGAGGCTTTTGTGGCTGGGTTGAGGTTGCAGCGTGCACCGATAGCGAGGTTACAGGAGCGTGAGGTGTTCAACGTGAACGATATGGTGGAGATATATAAGCGTATAGTATGCAAGACGCTGAAAGGATTCTCTGCTGCGGAGCGTGAATATGTCAAGAACGTGTGTCTGATGGCATACTGGCGCACGATTGAGAAGATGAAGAAAAAAGAATAATAGTCAGTCACTATATACTTTTTTTATCTGATTTCACTATGTTTGTCAGTCCCATTTGCCTGTGAAGGTAGGTGGGACTATTTTTTTTATTTACTGCAATTTGGTCGGTTCAGGATAAATTATTATAAGTTTTAAAATATTTAAAAAGCCGAGAATGAAACGGACTGAATATTTTAAAAAGATTTAAAAAGTACCGACCACAAGGAAAATAATTCGGGATTTCCTTGTTTGATTCGGATTTTCTTTTTAAATTTGCACCGTCAAACAATTAGAAGTGGGGGCAACACTTAAAATTCTGCTAAAGAACAATGACACAGCAAGCAAAAGGCATAAGCACAAGATTAAAAAATCAGATGAAGCGTTATATCGGGAAAAGATATAACTATTATTGGCACGGTCAGCAGTTTATGTGGACAGTAACAATTAAGGGTCTTATCGGTGATACAGGATATTTCTCCACGGAGGTAAATGAAGGCGATAATGTCTGGCAGAGTAATGCAAGCTATGGTGAGGTGACAAACAATATCAAAAAGGGTTTATATATAGAAGCATAACTATAAAACAAAGTGAATTATGGTAAAGAAAGAGATTAAGAGCGTAGTAAAGTTGCGCAATGTGGCAAGGGAGTTGAGAAACGACTTGGTGGAGGAAACGAGCCATTACAGCGGATATACGGCAGAGGTGAATTTCGGCAAGGACTATTGCGAGGTAGATTTCATGAGTAGTGGGGACGTATGCAAGATTATCACGGAATCAGCTTTTAGAACGGTGATGGGTGTCGTGAGTATGTATGTAATGATGTATTATGGTATAGACTGGCACCTCGACGTCGCGCGTCGTGCAGGAACACAAGAGTATTACCCAGTAGTGAGGGTTATCCTTAGAATGACGGTAAAATGATGGGAGTTATGGAAGAGATAGTACATAGAATCAGGAGTGCGGGACGAGAGTTTTCCCGGCAGCAATGGTATGACTACCTCGACAGTTGCAGGAAGGATGACAGGAACCTCATAGTCACGAACGTAGGCGGTAAGTTCATATTCAATGACCACGATATATGTATCAATCCCGACGTTGATGAGATAGTCGCTAAGTATGGTGCATATGGTTACTATGTGCATATCAAGACAGCCTATTGTGGTAATGGTCTGTGGAGCTATGGGGTTGATTACAGCACAGGCACAGGCGGAGGCGGTTTCGGTGTGTCGTTTGCGGATAAGAAGTCAGGCGAGGACAAAGATTGGCGGGTGGGTTATCCGTCGGAGCGTGAGTGTAAGGTGGCAGCAGCCCAGTGTGCCATCAGGCGATTGCACCCGTATAATGGCAATGATAAGTTGGTAAACAAGCTAAAGGAGCTGGTTGAGGAATATATTAAAGGCATTAAACGACCGAAGTATGTACAGATGGAGTTGTTTTAAGCGGTTTTAAGGCGGTTTTATCTTTCTGGTGGTAAAGTTATAAGCCCGACGGGTAAAAATCGCTTAGAATGAAAATAAAACGGAAATTACAATATTTAAACTTATGAGTTATGGGAAAGAAGAAAAAGGAAATTGAGACAAAGGAAGATGTACGTATCAGGATGATATCCGAAGGAGCGAGGCTGATAGATAACATCGTGCATATCCAAGCGACCCTGATGGGTATATGTGGGTTAGATGTACAAGACCTGTTATGTGCTGTGGCTATCAGTATGGCTAATACGGCAAAAGTCGCAGTAAGAGTCTTGCATGAGAGCCCTGAGAAAATACTTAATATTCTCCATGATACGGCATTGCAGCATTTCCAGTACAGGGGTGAGGACAATAAAGCGCAGGAAGTGGACATTAATCAGAACTGATATGGAAGAACAAAAGAATGATTTCCGCAGACGTATCGGCAGGGAGATTGCCGAACTGCGAGAGGAACAGGGATGGAGCACCGAACAGGTGGCAGAGATGGCGGGTGTCAAGCCGCAGACGATAGAGAAGATAGAGCTGGGGGCTTTCAATGTGCCGATGGATGTATTGGAGAAAGTCGCTGGAGTTATCGGAGGGTATGTAACAATAAAAACGAAGTAAGGGTATGATTAGACACAAATGGATTTTGAAAGTTCGTAACCAGCTTGCAAGTCTGGCTATGGAGTGTGACAGCAGCGCAGCGATTGAGGGTGCCAAGATGACCCCATCGGAGCGTGAGGCATTACAGACCCAGTTAAGGGATGCTTATAAATGGATTGATAAACGATTAGGGTTTTGAGTTATGACAACGAAAGTATATATAGCCACACCTGTGAACAGTCGCAGTGAGGCAACGATAGAAGAGAAGCGAGAGGCAGCTTATAAGCGCATAAAGGAAATCGAATACAGGTTGAGCAAGGCGGTAAAAGGTTATGAGTTCGCGGAGTTCCACAGCTCATTCGATGCTGATATAGCACCGATAAACTTAGAGTTGACAAAGAAAATGTATGGAATGGGGCTACCGTCAGAATCTGTTATTATGGGTAAATGTGTGCAGCGTGTTATGGAGTGCGATGTTATCGTTCTGGATAACGGATGGTCATTATCGAGGGGCTGCAACTTGGAGAGATTCGCTGCATTGAAGTACGACAAAGAGATACATTATGTTACTGACTATGATATCATGTGTACATTTGGATGAATTTGAAGGTGATTATGGAATACAATTAGAATTATTTTAAGTTTTAAGTTATGAGTAAGAGAACGAATAGTATTTTTGCGGTTACAATCGCACGTTTCGCCAATGTTTATGTAGAGGCAGAAACACCAGAAGAGGCAATGAAAGTCGTTGAAGAGGATTTGGACAAAATCTACGATGAGTATATGTCGGATATTGATGACCAGTTCGAAGATAGTAGTATGGAGGTACATTCCTGCGATGCTTATCCAGAAGAGGCAGAGGATTATATGAACTTTATCTGGGCTGGTGGTGAAGCTCTGACCTATGATGAATATATAGAGGAACTTGAAGATGAATAGTTAATGAGATAAGTTATGGAGTATATAGATTTTTTGAAACAGAAAATGGCGATAAGTCATGAGACAGGATTTGAGGTTAAGAAAAAAGACCTCACGGAGAGTTTATACCCACATGTGAAAGATACGGTCAGATGGGCTGTACATGGTGGATGTAGGGCGATATTCAGCAGCTTTGGTATGCAGAAGACTGTAACACAGCTGGAGATTTGTCGGGTTATAATCAAGAAGAAAGGCGGCAAGGCTCTGATAGTATGTCCGAAGCGTGTAGTGGTGGAGTTTGTCAGTCAGGCAAAGAACCACCTCGACATGAACGTGCAGTATGTCCGCACGATGCAAGAGGTGAAGGACTGCGAGACGGATATCATGATTACGAACTACGAGAGAGTGCGTGACGGTGAAGATGGTGTTAGGATTGATCCGAGTTACTTCATGGTGACATCATTGGATGAAGCAAGTGTCTTGCGTGGTTTCGGTACAAAGACTTATCAGGAGTTCCTGCCTTTGTTTGCGAACGTGAAATATCGTTTTGTAGCAACGGCAACACCAAGTCCGAACAGATACAAAGAGCTCATTCATTATGCGGGTTATCTTGGAGTTATGGATACTGGCCAGGCATTGACACGATTCTTTCAGCGTGACAGCACGAAAGCGAACAATCTCACGTTATATCCAGGTAAGGAACAGGAGTTCTGGCTGTGGGTGTCTACATGGGCGGTGTTCCTCACGAAACCGTCAGATTTGGGATATTCTGACGATGGTTACGACTTACCTCCATTGAAGGTAATCGAAGAGGTCGTAGAGGTAGACAATGAGACAGCAGGATTCTTCGATGACGGTGAAAAGATGATGTTCCGTGAAGCGGCTTTAGGACTGCAGCAAGCATCAAAGGAGAAACGTGATAGCATAAACAGCAGGGTTGCAAAGGTTGTCGAGATTATCAACAGACCCGAGAATAAAGATGACCATTTCCTGTTGTGGCATGACTTGGAAGCAGAGCGTTATGCATTGTGTAAGGCAATACCGGAATGTAAGGCTGTCTACGGCTCACAGAATGATGATGAGGCAGATGCAATCATCGAGGATTTTAAGGAAGGTCGTTTGAAATATCTGGCTGCAAAGCCTGAAATGTTAGGTGAAGGTCTTAACTTTCAATATCATTGTCATAAGGCGATAATGTTCATCGATTACAGATTCAATGACAAATACCAGGCGATAGCACGTATACACAGGTTTATGCAGAAGCATGAGGTGGAGCTGTATCTGGTATATGCGGAGAGTGAGCAGGAGATATATAAGACATTCCTTCAGAAGTGGAAGCAGCACCGTGATATGGTGGACAAGATGGTGCAGATAGTCAGGGAAAACGGATTGTTTGGTCTTGATGTGGAAAAGAAGCTCATGCGTTATATGTTCAGCAAGAGAGAAGAGAGCAAAGGTAAGATGTATACGAGTATCAACAATGACAATGTGTTGGAATGTCAGCAGATGAAAGATAACAGCGTAGGGCTTATGGTTACTTCGGTACCGTTTAGCAACCATTATGAGTACACAGCCAGCTATAACGATTTCGGTTTCAATGCCGACAATGATGAGTTTTTCAAGCAGATGGACTATCTCACTCCCGAACTCTTGCGTATCTTGAAGCCCGGACGTGTGCTGGCGGTACATTGCAAAGACAGGATATTGTTCGGTAATGCTACGGGTGACGGTATGCCGACATTGGATCCGTTCCATGCTATGTGTATCTTCCATTATCTCAAGCACGGTTTCCGTCTGTTTGGCATGATAACGGTAGATACAGACGTAGTGAGAGAGAACAATCAGACCTATAGGTTAGGTTATACGGAAATGTGTAAAGACGGTTCTAAGATGGGTGTCGGTTGTCCTGAATATGTGTTACTGTTCCGTAAGCTACCAACGAACACAGAGAGGGCTTATGCTGACGAGCCTGTGACAAAGGATAAGAATGAGTACAGCCTCGCACGCTGGCAGATTGATGCACATGCAGATTGGAAGTCATCAGGTGACAGATTGTTGAGCTACGAGGACGTGCGAGGTGTGGGTATCGAGACAATACGTCAGTATTTCAGGAAATACAGCGAAGAGCATGTATATAATTACGAAGCTCATGTGAAGTTTGCGGAAGATATGGAAGCACAGGGAAGATTGCCTAAGACGTTCATGGCCATAGACCCTGTAAGCCATAAGGACTATATCTGGGATGATGTTACACGTATGCGGACATTGAACACAAGACAGAGCCAGAAGAACAGACAGAATCATATTTGTCCGTTGCAGTTGGATATCGTTGAGAGATTGATTGAGAGATACAGCAATAAGGGCGATGTGGTGTTTGACCCCTTCGGTGGTATCGGAACGGTTCCGTATTGTGCGGTAAAGATGGGACGCAAGGGTCTTGCGACGGAACTGAATTATGATTATTGGAAAGACGGTCTGATATATTTGCGTGAAGCAGAAATGGATTTGTTAAGTCCGACATTGTTCGACTTCATGGCAGAGACGGCATAATATTGTTGACCTTGGAACACACTTTATCCTCCTTTCATTTTTTTTGGATTATTTTCTGGGGGTGCTTTGTCGGGAGACAAGGTACCCCATTTTTTTAGTGTCATAGTAGAGGTGCTTTAGTGTTAGGGTAAAGGGGCTTTAGTGTTAGGGTAGAGCAATGATAGTGACGGGTAAATGTAATAAAATTCCTAAAACGTGTTAAAGAATAAGCCAATATATTCCGATTTTCCTTATCTTTGCAAGCGTAAATGTATAAAACTTAGTTAGTTATGGGAAGTTTTGATTTAAAGGTCGATGTAAGGGAGATACCTATCGGCATGTTGTCGGAGAACACGGGACAGATACCCGATGTACCGAGGAATCCGCGAAAGATAACGAAAGAGAAGTTTGAGGACTTGTGCGAGAGCATACGGAAGTCACCTGAAATGAAGTATCTTGATGAGATACGTGTATATCCGTACAATGGTCGTTTCGTGGTGATATCGGGAAACCACCGTTATAAGGCTTATAAGAAACTCGGATGGGAGAATGTGCTGTGCAAGGTACTGCCAGAGGACACACCGAAGGAAAAGCTGCGAGAATATGTGATGAAGGAAAACATGCACTACGCAGAGAATGACGATGCTTTGTTGAACTCTTGGAACCTCAAGGAGTTGGCAGATTGGCGAGTGCCTGTAAAGATTAAGAGCAGGAAGCAGAAAGAAGTGCCGGAGGTGGAGTTTACCCAGGTGTTGGACGAAACCCATAACTATATAGTCCTGTACTTCGATAACGAGGTGGATTGGTTACAGGCTCAGACGTTATTCGACATTAAGCCTGTGAGATTATTGAGCACTAAGCGTGGAGAGAATAATGTAAACGGCAATAAAATCGGTGTGGGACGGGTTTTACGTGGTGTCGATGTAATTAGTCGGCTTATGAAAGAAAACGGCTCAGGCTCAAAAACTAAGCGAAATAAGTAGATATGAATATCAGTATCAATGCTCCGAGTTATAGAAGACCCGATGATGTGAGGACTTTATCATATCTTCCTGATTGTCGTATCTGGGTAGACTGCAAGGAATATGAGGCTTATAAAGAGAATTACCCGGAAGCGGAAATTATCTCATGTCCTGAAGGTGTACAGGGGAATCTGTGCAGGATCCGTAATTATATCCTGAAAACGGAATTTGACAGAGGTATGGATGTGGTGTTAATCATAGATGATGATTTCACTTGCTTACGGAGGTTTGATTATGACAGAATGGACGGATGGGGATATGACCCGCATATCATCACAAAAGATGAGTTTATCCCCTTCATTGAGAAATACTCTATCATAGCTAAGGATTTAGGAGCCAAATTCTGGGGTGTTAATTGTAATTGTGACCCGATGGCATACAGACATAACACACCATTCTCTACAAGGTCATATATCGGAGGTCCATTCCAGTGTTTTCTGAAAGGTAACAGATGCTGGTATGATGAGAACCTTCCATTAAAAGAGGATTATGACATGACGTTGCAACAGTTGAATATGGAGCGTGTAGTGCTGAGAGTTAATGCCTATCATTATCTGTGTAAGCAGAGTGAGCAGAAAGGCGGCTGTGCGGCATACAGGAACCGTCAGAGGGAAGAGGAACAGCTCGAGGCTCTGCGCAAGAAATGGGGGGGGGCAATTGTTAAGGTGGATACGAGCAACAAAGGAAGGACGGACAAAGAGAAAAGACTGGACTATAACCCGATAATAAATGTACCTATTCAGGGAGTATAAACGAAAGAATCTTACAATATGAGAAAGGCGGTTTTTGCGGCATAGGCATGTAACACTTGTTTTATGGGCAAGAAAAATTTGCTGCATAGGCAGGGCGCAAAAAGCGGGTAGTTAGGAGAATAATAAATAATCGTTACAATGGGAAAGGGAGTGAACGGAAATCTTATACCAGCCAACGAGCGAACTGAGAAAGAACTTAGAGAGCAGACGAGGAATGGCGGTATCAAGTCAGGAGAGGCTCGCAGACGCAAAAAGACGATGCGGGAGGCTCTGGAGATGCTGATGTATAACGCAAAGCTGCCTGAGACCACGAAGCAGATGTTACAGGCAGAGGGAATCAAAGATGCGGAATCGATGAACCATCAGATGGTTATTACCCGAAGTCTGATAGCAAAAGCGGAGGCGGGTGACGTACAGGCATACAATGCGATATGTGCGATGATTGGCGAGAAACCTGCGGAGAAAGTCGAGATGTCGGGTGGTATGCAGACGGAGATAAGGATAAAGTATGTCGGTGGCGAAGGTGATGAGGTGTTCCCGTCATCGGAGGCTGATGTGGATATGGAGAGGGGGTAGTATATGGTATCGTTAGAGAAGGATAAAAAGGGATGTGCATATATCGTGAGCCACATGAGGTGTGGTTATCACGAATGTATATGGCTGACGGAAAATGAACTAAGGGAGTTGCACAAAGAGTTGGGAAATGTACTTGCGGACACAGTAGAATAACATATTGAAGGGTGCAGGAAATGACAGAGGGTAACTATATGTTTGAGATATCTCCTCTGTTCGTAGCGAATAAGGAGGCGAAGGAGCGGACGATAGTCAATCAGGGCGGTACGTCATCGGGAAAGACATACAGCCTGATGCAGGTGCTGTTCCTGATAGGCATAGAGGAACCAAGGAGCGTTATAACGGTAGTCGGTCAGGATGTGCCGAACCTCAAGAAGGGTGCATACCGCGATGCTAAGACGATTCTCGCTGGCTCTGAGCTGTTATCGGCATGGTGGCCGGATATCAATGAGGGGGAGCGACTGATAAAGTGTCAGAACGGCTCTCTTATCGAATTTACGTCTTACAAAGATGCGCAGGATGCGAAGAGTGGAAAGCGTGACTATCTGTTTGTCAACGAGGCTAACGGCATAAGCTATGAGGTATACTGGCAGCTGGCGATACGTACACGTAAGCGTATATTCATCGACTACAACCCGACAGCGAGATTCTGGGTGCATGATAACATACTGGGTCGTGACGGAGTAAAGCTTATCATCAGCGACCATAGGAAGAATCATTTCCTCACGGCAGAGGAACATGACAGGATAGAGCACATCGAGGATGACGAACTATGGAAAGTTTATGCCCGAGGGCTGACGGGAATGATTCAGGGGCTTGTATTGACGAACTGGGATATCGTTGACATGCTACCACCGAGAGAGGAATGGAAGATGTCATGCTACGGGCTTGACTTCGGTTTCACGAATGACCCCTCAGCCCTTGAGCATGTCATAATGGCTCACGGTGAACTCTGGATTGATGAGAGGATATACAGCACGGGTTTGACTAATCCCGACATAGCGAACAGGGCAAAGGATGGCGGCATAGGCAGCGAAGACCAGATTGTGGCTGACTGTGCGGAGCCGAAGAGCATAAGGGAGCTGCAGGCTCACGGGCTGTGGGTGACAGCGAGCCCGAAGGGTCAGGACAGTATAGTGTCGGGCTTGGATATCCTGAAGCGTTACAGGATTCATGTGACACGTCGCTCGACAGGTATCATAAGCAACATGCGGGCTTACAAGTGGGCAAACGACCGGGACGGGAATATGACGAACAAGCCCGAAGACAGGAACAACCACGGGATAGATGCTATCCGTTATGTGGCATTGCTAAAGCTGGCGCAGCATCGTGAGGTGCGGGGTGTCAGGCGCAGGAACTGATAGCGTGATGTTCCTGAAATGTTCCGCAAGAGGACAAATTAAAGGGTTATACTTTTACGCGTTTAGATATTTAAGTTTTTAGTTTTGTATAGTTTTAGGTGGTTTTTATTGTCATAAATTGATTATTTCATTTTCTTATCTTGCGGAATTATATTTTTATAGAGTTTGAAGATTTGGCGGTGGCGGTCTGTGACAGATAGCTACCGCTTTTTTAGTTAAACAAACATAAAAATAAGGGATAAATAAGGGATAGGCATACAAGATATTCCGATTTTCCTTATCTTTGCCACAGATTTACAGGGGGTTAGTAATCGAAACGTTTCATATTAACTCAAAAAATAGAAGATTATGCAATTATGTACATGTCCAGCGGCAAGTAGTCTTACGACTATTCCCGCACAGGGTTGTCCCGAATCGTTCGGACAGATCCAGAAGGTAGCCTTTCAGCGTCTGACACTGGCTGATGGCACGAAGAACTCATTTACGACAGGAGCGTCTACCGGCATTGACAAGCTGGCAGCGTGGACAGCGAAGATGGCACTCACCACAGGCGGCAAGATTGTCATCTCTCCTTATATCCAGGCACCTACCGTAGAGCCGGGAGCACCCCGCACATTCGGAGGCGGTAACGAGACACTTGGCGGTGTCGAGATGGTCATCGGACGTGAGCCTACACCGTTCACGGGTGTCATGCGTGCCGTTCCTCAGTCTATAATCAAGATTATGAAAGAGCTGCAGTGTGAGGCTGTGGGCGATAATCTTGGAGTGTTCCTCTTCGATGAGAATGGTGCCATTGCAGCCATCGAGGACACAGTGACAGCGGGAACATATTACCCAATCCCCATACGCAGTCTGTTCATCAGCGACAAGGGATTCGGTGGTCTTGAGGCTCCCGACGTGAATAACATTCAGTGGTCGTTCCTGCCAAACTATTCTGATAACTTAAAGATTGTCATTCCGTCGGACTTCAATCCGCTGACTGACCTTATTCCCGCAACATAATCAGGCTATGGCAAAGGTGACGAAGGTGACCCTCGCCACCGTCAGCGAGGGGACGAGAGCGGAGTTTGACATCGAGCACGCAGAGCGGATTCTAAAGATGCGCAAGAGCGGATGGATGCTCCCGAAGGATTCAGAATACGAGTTTAAGGATGGCACTATCAATAGAAGAGATACGAAGAAAGGCAAGTGAGCAGCGGCAGAAGCAGACAATCGCTCTGGCTGTGTTGCATCAGAACAGACTGCGCTTTCACGGTGAGGTCGTTCCGAGCACACCTGCTATGGCTTCATGGATGTACCGGGGACGTCAGACAGGGGGCATTGCTCCCCTGATGGCGGGTCGGGAGGGTGTCGCACAGGCACTGACGGACTTCATGGCGATGGTGCAGAACCTGATACCGAAGGATAAGTTTGAGGTGTTCAAGACACTGTTCCGATTCCCTGTACTGACGAATGAGGTATTGGCGGTATGCTATGATAAGCTTAGCCGTATCTTCGAGGGTCGTAACCCGGCTTTCAGTTATCAGTTTGCAGCCACAGAGCAGCGTGATGACTGGGAATGGTACCGTCAGGAAAAGCTCGATGAGCCGAAGGTATGGCAGACGAAAGGCTGGGATTTCTTCAAGACACAGATAAACAGCGTTCTGATAGTAGACCTTCCTGAAGAGCAAGAGGCGGGAGACCGTTACCCTCAGCCGTATTTCTATTGGCTACCCATCCGTGACGTTATCGATTTCAAGGCAGACCCCACGACGGGAGTGATGGAGTGGATAATGTTCCGTCAGGATGAGGACAAGATAGCGGTATTCGATGATGAGAGTTATCGCCTGTTCAAGGTAAAGGACGGAGAGGTGGGAGATTTGTTGAAGGATGCACGGCACGACTTGGGCTATTGCCCGGCACGTTTCTTCTGGAATGAGCCGATGAGCCTCGACAAGCCCGATATCAAGGCGAGCCCCGTTACAAAGGAGCTTGACAGATTGGACTGGTATCTGTTCTATGCCATCAGCAAGCGTCATCTGGACACGTATGGCAGCTACCCGATATATTGGGGATATGAGCAGTCCTGCGACTTCCACAATGATGAGACGGGCGATTACTGCGACGGTGGCTTTCTCAAAGACAGACAGGGGCACTGGCACTACGATAACAACGGATTGCTGATGCCGTGTCCGAGATGTAGAGAGAAGCGGCTCACGGGTGCGGGTTCGTTCGTGGAGATACCCGTTCCCGATGCAAGTCAGGGACAGCCGGATCTGAGTAACCCGGTCGGTATCGTATCGGTAGACAGAAGCAGCCTCGATTATAACAAAGAAGAAGAGAAGCGTCTGCGCACGGATATCATTACGGCTATCGTAGGCACGAATGAAGAGATAACGACACGTGACGCTCTCAATGAGCAGCAGATACTTGCTAACTTCGAGAGCCAGAGCACGGTGCTGCAGAGGGTTAAGAAGGGATTTGAAGAGGCTCAGAAGTTTGTCGATGATACATGTTGCCGCTTGCGTTATGGCAGCAGCTTCATTCAGTCGAGTATCAACTACGGCACGGAGTTCTATCTGTTCACCAGCGATGAGCTACGGACACGGTATAAGACAGCGAAAGAGGCTGGTATGAGTGAGGCAGACCTCGATGCACTGTTGACGCAGATAATCGAGACGGAGTACAGGCATAACCCGCAGCAGATGCAGAGGATGATAATCCTTGGTGACCTGGAGC